CTCTTGACGCATGGCGTTTAATCCTTCAGCTCCGCCCTTGGTCATCACGGTCATTTCAAGGCCGGTTCTCCCAAACGCTGCCGCAGATAGCGCGGCCTTATCTGTAGCACTCGCGGTGTTCCCCAGTGTTGCAAACACAGCGTCTAGGGCTTCATCTACCGAATTAGATGCTACAACTTGGTCTAAAAGTGCTTGGTTGTTTTTTTTCAGATATGAATATAATGCTCCGGCCCCACCAGCAACCTCACCAGTCCTTTTGGCAAAACTTTGCATGGCGCGGTCTAAAGTCGATGTTTCAATCCCCGACAAGTTTGCTGCATATCGATATTCTTGCAACCCAGCCGTGGCCATCCCTATAGAATCGGAGACTTTACCGATTTTATCAGCAGCATCAAGGGAAGATTTAACCAGGGCCCCAATACCAGCAGACCCGGCCAACGATAGGATTGCGCCTTTGGCTGAAAACACAGAGGATGTAAGAGAGCTGAATTTGCGCGAAGCATTAGTCGCGAAAGTGGTAACTTTTGATTGCGCAGCAGTAAGTCCGGAATTCAGCTGTGAGGTATCAAGCTGGATTCCAAGATATAAATTACCTATATTCATTTTTCATCTTCTCGCTGTTTATTTTGCGCTGCAATTACAGCCCTGCCAAAGACCACGGTTTTTAAAAATGTGTTTTGTGGGTTAGGAAGTTCAAAGCGGTCGATAACCTCCCAGATAGCCTGATGGTTAAGATCAACCGGGCCGCTCATTCCCATGATTAATTGAGTGCTACAAAGCGAATATACTGTATATGCTGGCTGATTAGCTGGTAATAGCGGGGGCAAACACCCCTCACAGTTTGGCTCTCTATTTTTAAGTTTTGCTAATGCTCTGCACGTCTCGCAGTCAGGTTTTTCTACAAGCCTGGTTGCGAACTCTTTGAGTTTTTTTCCGCAACCTCTTCAAAAGTGCGGCTATCAGTATTAATAATTTCCAAACAGTCACCGATGAAATTAGCAAAAGAAACTGAATTTTTCATCAGCAACAGTTTATTATCAATGACGCAAGGAATTTTCTTTCCATTCCCGTCAAAAATGTTCTCCCAGTCAACTATGCAATGATCCCAAAGTATTTTCTGGTATTTTTTTTCATCAGTTTCAGTAAACTCGAAACGCTGGTTTTTTTTATACTCAACCCGTTTTTTTGTAGCGTCCTTAGCAATAAGTTCTAAGTCAGATCCAGCACAAGTCCTGATTTGAACTTTCCCATTGTCTTTATCATCAGGGACGTCAAACCACGCCGCCGGATTTAAATCATCAAGATTGAAACGCATAATAATACCTCTCTTTCCCCAATAAAAAAGGCCCCGAAAGAGGGGCCTTAATCACGGAGGAAATAAAAAATTGTTGACCTAAATATAAGCCATACTGCCGGAAACTTTACATGTGAACGAGGTTTTCATGAGATCTGCTTTATCAGCCGACAAACTGTAACTGGTAACATTGACATGGCTGGTAACCGTGTCATTACCGGTCGTATTAGCCGGGGTCAAATAACCAGTCGTCGCATTCGGTGCGAAGTAACTCGTATCATCTGCATAAAATCGGATATCGGTGATATCCGTGTTGTTGGCGTTGGCAGCTTTTAAAACATCCTGCCCGGTTACGTCATCAGGATCGCACAACCCGGAGAAAGTTACCTGTCCGCCGTCCTTCATGCCAAATTCAAAGGTTTTCCAATCATCACCCAGAGCTGAAGCGTCCATCTGGTCAGCGGTAATCCCATCAATCGACCACGTCCCCATTCCAACAACCGTAACGGCTCCCAATTTAACCACACAATCTTTCCCTGATCGTAAACTCATTTTCCCTTTCCTCCGTTAATTGCTTTAAAAATTTCATATGTCGATCGGTTAACTTCCATCTCCGTTAGATGGCCTACCGGAATCGACGTATCAACATATATTTCAAAGCCCTGATCGCGGAGTTTCTGGCAAAAGCCGATATCCTCCCCAATCGGGCTACCGTCGTCTTTATATTTTATCTCAAACCAAGGCTGAGTAATCTCATTAAACACTGTACAATTAAACAAGAGACAACCGCAGCCGGTTGCATCAACCGGGATCAGATCACCGGAAAACATCTCTTCATCACCCACATATTTAAATTCTCCAACCTTGCCCCGGTAGCAAATCGGCGCAAACGGCGGGTATCGGCGATGGACTAAAACTCCGCAAACATCGACCTCGTGACTGAGTAACTTTTCCAAAGTGTCGACCGGGTAAATCTGGTCAGTGTCCATCATTAATAAGTGGGTACATCCGTCGTTCATGGCCTGGCTGACTATCGAGTTTCTGACAAGATCAATCTGCCCCGGGAACTGCGGGAGGTACAAAGTAAAATCTGGTTTTGCCATGCAGGTAAAACTTGTAAAAAACTGAGTATGAACTTTGTTGTCAGTCAGTGGTAATCCTATTCCTAATTTTACAGCGCCGATATTATGCCCCCATCCATTACGCCGCCGGTCGCAAAAAAGCCGCCGGTCGTGTTTATACTTTTCTTGGTCATATTGTGCACCATCCGTAATAATCGGGTTGTCATGATCAACTACTGCATTTTTGGCAAAGACGAACCGCCCTAACTCTTCGCACCGAGCCCGCAATTCACCATCGCAAAAACAATGCTGATAGCCGGTATGGAAAAACTCACCATCGAGAAGTGGGAGTAATCTTTTATCGGCCAACCAGTGAGTCGCAATCGGCCTATCTGTCTGATCATTTAAGCCAACCAACCCCCATCCATCCGGCAAGGTTGCCATCGCCGCTAAAGCATTTTTTAAAAAACCGGGTTGCGGTAAAGTATCATCACCAAGAAACATTACCAAATCGTATTTCGTTTTTGCAACCAGTCGCTTGACCATTTTTGGACAGCCGACCCGGTCAGTATCTTCCTCGCTGATAATCTCAAACTTAATGTTGTCGCTGTTTTGCCAGATCATATTCATGCAACATCTAGCGGACTCCGGCCTGATCACCGGTATAACGATTGAGACACCCTTACTTGATTGCATTCAAGACCCCGTAAGTATGAATTATATGATGGCGGTCGTCGCTGATTATATCCCGCAACTCACCGCTGAATTTTGCTTTGATCCCGTAAAGATCCCGATAACTATCCACCATATAGTAAAACCATGAGTTGATATTCCAAAAACTGACATGGGTCGGGTCCATGAAAGCGCCTCTGCCGTCACTCGATGGAGTCATGTGTTCAAACCGGCCGCCCGGTTTTAAGACCCGGTAGATTTCTTCGATCACGGCAACCGTTTTACCAATCGGGATATGCTCCAAGAAATCAAAGGCTCTTACCTCGTCAACCGAACTATCATCATACTTGAGCCTATCAAAAATATCACAAACGATATCAGGATTTACTTCGGCACGGTTATCAATATTGGTATAACCTTCAATCCGCCGGAGACCACAGCCAAGATTTAGCTTTATCAATTCACCCTCATCATTAATCGGTATTGGATTACGTAATGCCAGACACCCGGCACAGGATCGCGCAATAGCCTGGAGAAATCCCGCCACATATAATACGGAGTGTGCCCGGTAACAGTTAACGAACAGTCATCATAGAGCGTTTTTAGATAGTCGTATAGGTTGCATATTGTTGTTGCGCTTTGGTTTTCATCATAAAGATCAAACTGAATTAAAGATTCGTCATAATCAACGGCAAAATCCCAATCGTGAATATTACTAACAAGAGAGTACACCCCGTATGGAGTTGCCGTTCCTTGGGGGGCTTCGATTAAATGCAGGCCCCCGGTTAAATTTGTTTTTAACGTGTTGGTACCGGTGCTAAATTTAGTATAGATGCCGGTGAATAACTGTTTCATTATAATTTTATCATCCGCCTGATTTTAGATTCCATTTTATGCAGGGCCGGACGCATAAAGGGTTGCGATGGCATATCCTTGGTTCCGAGTTCAACAAAAGAAGCATAATATTCTCGATCACTCCCGGCAACAATTAAATGGCCACCGTTTTTAAATTTCGAAGGCTCAACCCGGATCGAATCACGCAAAGCCCCAGACTTTACCGGTGCCAGTTTACGAGCTTCATCAGCCACTAATTCAGCCGCCGCTTTGATATCGCTATCTAATTTTAGACCAAGTTTAGCCGTCGCCTCTTTATCCCAAACCAGCTTAAACACTTTCCACCTCAGTACAAAGTAGATCGAGTTGGATGTTACGTTCGTCCTGATTAATAATTGAAACAACCTTGAAATAACGCGCGCCAAATCTTACCCGGTTGGCACTCGCGATTCCCGACTGGTAACGAATCCTGATTTTATGCGTCAATTGGGTTTCAAGTTGTTGATTGCTAACCCGTTCTTTAGCCGATACTGGCCATATCGCGGCCCATGCAGTTGTCAGAGTCGTCCAAACAGCAACAAGACCACCCATGCCGTCAGCCGTCGGCGTGTTCTTCTGAATCGTAACTAAGTGACGAAGGTTCCCGGCTCTCATAAATGATACCCATAGAGCCGATACGGAGCCAGCAAACGTTCCACTATATCAAGGTTTGTAACCGTCACCCCGACAACCACCGTCTCACGATTTTCAAAAAGGTCAGCAATAACAAAATTAATGGCCTGAATTACCGGCCCTGGTACAGTCGCCCCGGTAAGTCCGTATCCGCAAATGATCCGAATCACTATGGGGGTTTTAT